ATTTGATATAGCATTCGAAGGAACAGTTACTGTAATAGAAGCATCTTCCATTTGATCAATAAACACTGTCATTGACATTAGCTGGGCATTACCTGCTGATGGAGATTCGATAGTTAAAGCTACATCTGTTAAAGTTGAGATATCAAATGCTGGGATGTAAGCACCTTCATCACCACTAGTATCACCTGAACTAGCTACTGTAGCTGTGAAAGTATCAGTTCCAGTTGAAGTAATAGAAACATATGTATAATCTTCACTCATATTTCTGATTATAACGTAGTCTCCAGTTGATAAACCGTGAGCGGCTTTAGTAACTGTTAGGGTAGTACCTGAACGAGTCCAACTTAAACCACCTTCTACATTACCTGATGATAATACTTGTGCTACGTTATTACCTGATGTTGCTTCATATCTAATAACTGGGTTGTATGAAGCTCCACCTCCACCAGTACCACTGGTTATTTCAACTTCAATACCTTGCGATCCCGAAGCTACTACTTTAACTCCTGTTCCTTTAAAGTTAATAGCATCATAATCAGCTACAACTAAAGAACCTGTATAGTAAGCATCTGCTGTTCCTGCAGGACCTGTAGGACCTGTAGGACCTTGAATACCTATAGCACCTTGTGGACCAATAGGACCGCTAGGACCTGTTGCACCACTAGGACCAATAGGACCAATAGCACCTTGAGGACCGATAGGACCAATAGGACCGCTAGGACCTGTTGCTCCGATAGGACCAATAGGACCAATAGGACCAATAGCACCTTGAGGACCGATAGGACCGCTAGGACCTGTTGCTCCGATAGGACCAATAGCACCTTGAGGACCGATAGGACCGCTAGGACCTGCTACACCACTAGGACCAATAGGACCGCTAGGACCTGTTGCACCAATAGGACCAATAGGACCGCTAGGACCTGTTACACCAATATTACCAATAGGACCGATAGGACCAATAGGACCGCTAGGACCTGTTGCACCACTAGGACCAATAGGACCAATAGCACCTTGAGGACCGATAGGACCAATAGGACCGCTAGGACCTGTTACACCAATATTACCAATAGGACCGATAGGACCAATAGGACCGCTAGGACCTGTTGCACCACTAGGACCAATAGGACCAATAGCACCTTGGGGACCGATAGGACCAATAGGACCGCTAGGACCTGTTACACCAATATTACCAATAGGACCGATAGGACCAATGGCACCTTGAGGACCGATAGGACCGCTAGGACCTGCTACACCACTAGGACCAATAGGACCACTAGGACCGCTAGGACCGCTAGGACCTGCTACACCACTAGGACCACTAGGGCCACTAGGACCACTAGGACCACTAGGACCTGCTACACCACTAGGACCAATAGGACCTTGAGCACCTTGAGGACCGATAGGACCTGCTACACCACTAGGACCACTAGGACCTTGAGCACCTTGAGGACCAATAGGACCTGCTACACCACTAGGACCGCTAGGACCTGCTATACCACTAGGACCAATAGCACCTTGAGGGCCAATAGGACCTGCTACACCGCTAGGACCGCTAGGACCGCTAGGACCTTGAGCACCTGTTGCACCCGCGGCACCTGCTGCACCACTAGGACCACTAGGACCCTGAGGACCAGTTGGACCCTGAGGACCACCACCTCCGCCACCACTACCACTTCCTACAGTGATAATATTGCCGTCAGATTCTTTTAGAAATAATGAAGAGTTACCTAGGGAACCTGAAGTAAATATTGCTATTTGTCCAGTTCCAGGATTATCTACAGCGCTACCCGAGGTATATTGAATATTAATTTGAGCCATTACAGGTGTATTTTGTTATAAATATTATTTCTTCTATTAAAGTTATTGGACTCTATCAGGAACTGTAAATATTCCATTAGTTACTACTGTTCCTAAAATCATAGGGGCAGATGTGACAGATAAAACACCGTGAGAATAAATAGGATTAGGACCTGGGATGACTAAATCCCCACCTTCTATTGTTAATACTGCTCCTTCAGCTACTATTAACTCTGATACCTCAATGTTAGTGTTTGCACTTACAGTAAATGTAGTTCCTGGGAGTACAACCCTAGGGATAACGGTATCATTACCTGTAGCAGGTGTTGTGTCCTTTGAGAAGGAGGAGATTGAAACTTGATCTAAAAATCTAACTTGGCTCATTCTTCGTTGTTTATTCTTTTACGTGTGTTCACATTTGTGTTTACACGAGTTCTACCATCATCTGTAACCTGTGGATTTGGTTGGAATACATCTGGTTTTGATGTAGTTTCCATCGAAAATATAATCTTTGATTTTTCGTTATATTTTTTAATGGAGGATAAATCCTTTTGTATAATATCGGGTATTATATACCCATACATATTAATAGTAAATGTACTCCTTACTACTCTTTCTTGTCCGTCGTTTAGTTCTTGGATAGTGTTAAACTGATCGATTGAAGTATTAAACTTAAACCTTTCAGGATCACCCCAATACGAATCTGAAGCGTAGTTAACTGCTTCGATTATTTTATTTAATTGGTCAATGTAGTAAGTTTGGATAATAACGCTATATTGTAAAGTAACGTAATCTGGGACTACGTTTGCTACAAATTGTTTTGTTTGAACTCTGTTATTTAGAGCATCAAAGTTAGAGTAGAAGTTTTTACTATTATATTGTTTTTGCCAAGAAGTGTATAAGTTAGGGAAGTTAGCATCCAACTTATTAGTAAGGTTTCTTTTTTTAGTTATACTATTACGTTGAAACATAATGATTGGGTTCATTATCTTACCACTTCTATCTCTATAATATCCATCTTTTTGGAATGATTTCCATCTCTCAGGAGCACCATAGACAATAGGTACAGCTATTCTTTCACCATTTTGATGAACTGTAGGACGTATTACATTTTGAAAATAATACATTAATGCTTCGTCAATATCTTGGATACCAACAGCAAACTCTTTATAGGTATCTCCCTTTTGAGACATTTTTTCAGAACGATTAAAGCTAATCCCAGATTGGTTAACATCAGGATTAGAGGAATATTCTGTAGCTGTATTAGGGTTTACACCAGTGTAAGGTTCTACCCCAGCTTCACTAATCTCTCTTTGAGTTTTTGGTCTTGGTTTTCTATTCTTAGCCATTAGAAACGTTCTTTATAAGGTGAAATAGCTAACTTATCAGCAGGCACATAGTGAGTATTACAAATAATAGAAACATTATATCCAAACTGGTCTAAATCAGTATTACCTAGTGGGTTTATTCCGTTATCATCTTTATAGTCATAATCTGGGTTTTTACCTACAAAGTATTGGTTAGCATTTGTGCCGTCTACCTCGTAGTATCCATTTTTCCACATTATAATATCACCTACTTCAGGTACTAAATTAGCACCATAAACTGAGGTGGAGTTGAAGTCTTCTAGTTTATTTAAAAGATCATCTCTTAGGAATTTAAAGGTAATACCCCATTGGAAATCTACACCAATTTCACTATCAGGATATGATTGGTCACTTCTTTCGATAATAGAGTTTAATAATACAGGTTCGTTCCAATATTTTTCTTTGGATGCTTCACCATACATATTAACTATTGTTTCTTGGATATCCGGTTTATAATACACTACCTGTTGTGATATAATATTCCCCATCAACTCTCGGTTGACGTGTCTAAACATGCTTATATCTCGTGCTTCCCCAAATAATGCCATTAGCCTACAAATATAGTCATTGGTATATAAGTCATCTCTTCATTTCTAAACTGAGATTCGTCTCTTCGTCTCTCCAACATAGCTCTCTTTGAAGTTTCATCAAAGTATGTTCTTAGCTTTTCAACTAGTTTATCTCTATCTTTTTCTCCACCAGCCAACAAGTCACTACCATTTAAAGTAACATCTGAACCTGGTATTGGGATGTTTTGATATTTGTTTCTAACGTAAGCTAACATTTCTTTAGCAATAGCTAATGTCATTTCAAAAATCCAACTTCTACCTACTGAGTTAATTTTTAGGTATTGAGGATTTTCATAAGGGACATTTGATACGTCTGATATTTTATCTGTAGCATCTATAATAGAATCAGCTAACCTTTCATCTTTTTTAAGATATTGGAACCAAAGTTTTGTACCTGTATCACCATCACTAGGGATTGGGAATATTCTAAGTTGGTTATTTATTAACTCGAATGAATAGTTAGATCTTCTGATTTGTTCACTCATCTCGATTGATTGCATTCTAGCTAAATCGAAGTTAAGAGGCATTAATAAGAAATTTACAGCTGGTGAATAACCACCCCAACCGAAGCTATCTGTTAAACCCATCATACCTGTTCCTGTACCTCCAAATGGATCATAAAATCTATCTATAGCAGGAGGTGCCTCATAAAATACTCTTCTTATTTCAACATTTTCTCCTTCTAATCCGTTTTCAGAAGCCCAAGTATCTAAGTTATAGTCTTGTACTGACCCTGTTAGGGCAATAGAACCACTATACCAATTTGTATTACCTCCAACACCAGCTTCAGTACCATATTGTCCTGAGTATTTGATGATAGTGGCTAAGTTAGGTTGGATTATTTTATCATTTAGGGGGAATCTAGAATCACCACCTTCTAAAGAAAGATAATTTTCTCTAATTTTATAAGCATATAGCTCATTAGCATAAATAGTTGTTGCCTCTTCAAAAGCTGTATAGAAATTTATATCCTGTAATTCAACATTTTGAATTGGATATCCTAACCTTTGAGCACAAAACTTAGCTACCTTATCAGCATCATTCATAAAATCGCTATCGTAGTCATAAAACCCAAAAGGAGTTTTACCCGGAGCGAAGGAAGAAGAGCCAGGCCAAATCGCGATATCTGCCATATTGTTATTTTGATTATAAATATTAAAAAAAAAGTCCCTAAATAAGGGACTTTATATATTAGTTTAAGCTAAGTGTAGATTAACTAAGAGTAGGAGTATACCAAGCGCTTCCAGATCTAAAATAAAATGAATTATCATAA